AATTCCTTACCATCAGATCCGGACGGGATATTATCTTGGACCGAACTTTTTACGATGATAGCATTGTCACTGACCGTAACGACTTTATCGACAGTGATAGTGTTGTTACTGATAGTAACCGATGTGATTTTAACATCTTGAGCTTCTTTTGCCCCGCCAAGGGTTGCAAAAATGTCCAAGTGCTGCCCTTTGCGCATATATTGCACATCATCGACAACGATGGTCTGAGAAGCGATCACAGCACCGTTCACCTGCGTCAGTGTTCCGGTTGCATCACCGAATGCCTGACGATTGAGGTCAGAGTTCATGCGCTTCAAAGCAGATTGAACACGAGAGGTTAGGGTTCTGGCAAAAGCCACTTCTTGCCCTTTCGACTGTCGAATTTCTCGACCTGTGATTTCAATCGGCCAGTGGTTTAGTTTGGGAGTGATGTATGGCTGCAAAACATCATCATCGTCTGCTGTAGCTAAGGCTTCACCCGGATTAATTGCGCCACCGGCTTCATTTCCTGAAAAGTATGTCGCTTTAAATCTTCCATTTCCTCCGATCGTTTCATCCGAAGTTGGAATTTCGTTGAAGAGTTTTGAAGTCAGGTTCTGCTGATAAAGAAGTGTGCCTTTACCATAAAAGTTTTTTAACAATCCTAAGTCTGCCATGTGCTAGGCCCTTGATTTTTTTAACTCCATGGCGATTGCGTCGTTCATCTCCTTAGTAGAACTAAACTTTGTCTGAATTGCAGGAACCCCAGTTTTGCTGCTAGATGCCGGAACAACAGGAACACTCAGTGATTTTTTCACCGCTGATCTTAGCTTGAAAATGCCCGCCGAACGTTTCTTAAAGGCACTTTCTAGATAGTTGTCTGGAAGCTTGCCCATCACTTCCATGAAAACTTTTTGGTACAACTCGGGCGTAACTTCTTGCATGGCATCTAGAAAAATTTGCTGGGTAAGAAATTCTTTCTCTTCATCACCGACCAGTTTTGCGGCTGTGCACAGTTGTTGAAACTGAGCGTCCATCGCTGAAACCTTTTTAGTAATTTGATCGATGTGATTCCTGTGTTGTAGCTCAGACTCTCGTTGTTGTTCTCTCTCTTGGATTTGCTGAAGAACGCTTCTCGCCCGTTTGTTTTCCTCAAGCTCTTTGATAAGTGCGGGGGGCAATCCTGCGTAAGGATCTGCTACAGGCTCGGAGTTGTTTTCTGGAGAACGTTCAACAAATGCCTTGAACTGTGATAGCAGGTCAGGGTTCTTTGCTAAAACTTCCGCCAAATCTAAAACTTCCCGATTCTGTTCTGCAAAAGCTTGAACTTCTTGGAGTTGTTTCTCATACGCGGCGACTTTCGCCTCACTTTGAGTCACTTTCTCTTCAAAGCTCTTTTTTTCCGTCAGTAGTTGCCTGATCCGTTGGTTTGCCTTAGAGCTTGGGTCACCGGTGAATTCTTCTTTGTTTTCAATTTGGTTTGATTGATCCTCTCCAGAGGGGTCCTCCAGAGTTTCTTCTGGTGACGATTCCGAGGGATCTGCTGTGATGTCTGTGTTGCCAGAATCACTTTCGTCATTTTCAGTGGACGACTCTGAAGTTACGTCCTGACCTGAGTTAAACGCTCTCAGGTTGTTTGCGATTTCTGCATTGAATGCTTCTAAAGCTTGTCCTTCCATGCGATTACTCCTCTTTTACGACGATTACGGGTCGAAACGTGGGCGTAACGTGCCCAAAGCGATTATTGTTGAATTGGATTAAAGCCTTGATCTGCCATTCCATACATCGAGGGAGTGGCTTCTAACGTTTTTTCAAACGCCATTTGCTCCTTCTTCCCCTCTGTTTTTGCTTGCTCGCTAGCTGTGTTCTTTTGTATGGCCATTTCGTTTTGAGCCTGAGCCGCTTCCAGCATCTGACTTTTTTGTTGTTCAGACTCTCCGGCCTGAGCCTGTTGTAATTGCTGCTCGTGAAAAGCGATGTGCTCTTCAAACAACTGTTTCAGTGGATCTGCTGCACGTTCAATGAACGATGGTTTTTGTGTTTCTGCGACATGTTCAGATAAATGCATCTGATGATTGTCTCGAGGGGACGGACTAGGTGGTTGCCCCCTTAACATTCGAGAGTTTTCCCACTTAACCTTTTCCCATTCTGCGTTTGTCTTTTTGTTGAACTCAGTAATTCCAAACTCTGAAAGAAATTGTTGGTTCGTGATTGGATCATTGACGATGTCTCCAAGTACTCCCATTTTAGCCAGTTCCATCACTTGATTTTGACGAGCTGCTTGGCTCTTAGGTATGGAAGACCCAGCTTCAACCTCGACAGTCAGGTTGTCCTCGATTTCTTCTCCTGTAAAAACCACTACATCCAAATCGGTAACGTCGCGTTTTTTCTTGGTAAGCATCTCAAAAATGTCTGCCCGCGGCTCGCGGCACATTCTTTGAAACAAAACCAACTTGTTAGTTTGTCCACGTTCAATAAACTTTTCCCAACCGTTTATTAAAGGTCCATACTGAGAGTTGGCGCTTTCAAGTAACAACTGCAGGGCCGCTGCGGCAGTAACCCCAGTCGGATTATTTCCCTGCATGATAAGATTAGATCCTGAAATACGAGCCATCGTCTCAATAATGGAGGCTCTTTCATTAAAAAATTGAGCGGGCAGGGGGATCCCACTGTGAAGTTGTGGCGGAACAGGACTTCCAACAGAAGCGTTGTATTTATACATGAGAGGTTTCTCTTCACTTCCTGAGAACGCCCCCTCATCAACAGACCCCTCTAAATACAGCCATTTCGGCTTTGCGACGGTTTTCGCATTTTTAACGATTGCACCGTTCAATTCGTTCAGTCGGCATTGTAGGGGAATCAATTGTTCCCACAAAGATCGGCTCCAAAACCTACCCAAATAAGGCTCATAACCGAAAGGAGTGTAAGGATTCCAATTCTTGTAGGGTGACGGACCGACATAAAGCACGATGTCGTTTGCCATCACGATCATTGTACCTTTCCAATCTTCGTAGCTTTTTCCTTTGTTCCATTCGGCATCGAATCGAGGTTTTTGATAAAACTCTCGAAACAAACACCTGTCTTTGATCTTTGGTTTGGCGCCGCTGTTGTTGTGCGTTCTAAAACGCATAGCTAAATCGATATCTAAGGCGTTCCCAAACTTCTCAGTTGATTTCACCTCACCGCCTCGACCAGTGAAATACTGGTTCTTGCGGCTATAGTTTGCCTTGACCCATTCGACGGGCTGCAAAGCGTACTCTTCAATCCACTCGTAATTCTCATCCTTAGCGTTAAAATCGACGTTGATGTTGAAGCCTGTCAGCACTCCAACTTCAGAATCTCCCCAGTGCATCTCGTTAGATGATTCAGATTCACCCTCTTCAACTTCACCTTCTTCGTTTATTGCTGAAGAAGCTCCCATATTTTGCATGGCATCGAGAAATTTCTGTTGATCAAAACCCTCTTCAGATTCCTCTGTAGAAGAAAGCAGGGATGGGATCGGGCTCTCACTCTGTTCTTCTTCAGAGATCTGACGAGTGCCGCGGGCCGATGCGTTCCAAGAGTCTTTGCGAAACACGGTGCCACACGCTAAAACCCAATTGGCAAACTGTTCGTGCTTAAGCGCCTCTTGGTCCATTTCCCACTTGGCCCACTGAATACTTTCGGCAACCAAAGCTCGTCTCACCGAAAAATCATCATTAGGGTCTGAAGGATAAACCTTCACTGATGGACGATTACGGGTCATGAAGCTCGTAATCGTCCTAGCAATGGGCGTGAGCTCATTGGTGACGTAGATGTAGTCACTTCCGGTGAGCTTTTGTTTAGCGGGAAGAGTTTTGGTTCGGAATCGCCCAGAGGCGAAGTCCCAGTAGACCACCTGATTGCCGTTAACGAAATCGATGTTATTTCGCCAAACCTCGAGCAATTCAGATTTTAAACTCTCTCCCTCCGTGAAAAGCTCCTGCATTTGCCCTGCAAGGGCGTTGTGGTCTTTGAGTTTGAGCTTCACGTGTGCCGTTTAACGAACAATACCTTTCACAATAACTAACCAAGTTTGATCGGCAACACCGGTCAAAGTGATCTTCTCTTTATCCTCTGTTGAATCGTAAGACTTGGCGACGAGAGGAGCCACTTGCTGACTAGTCAGGTTGTGCACCTGCACCTCAGTAATTCTCTGAATTCCACTCTCATCGGGCGGGATAAAATCACCGGTTGTAGTTCCACCGCTCCACGTCAGTTTACTTTTAAAATAGCCAATTCTTGGGCCATAGTTTGGAATTGCGAGGTATTCCGCGTCGGTGGGTCCTGCTTGTGTAGATGCCATTGTGAATCTCCTTTAAGAATTGATTTTAAAGTTTTCCGTATGCTTCGATTTCAATTGAAGTCAGCGCAGATAGGTTAGTTCCATTTGATACTTCAGACAGTGCACCAGCGCTTCCAGCTGTTCCAGTGAACGCAGGGGCTGAGTTAGTCCCAGATCTCCCGCTTAACGTGGCATAGATCACCATGACATCATCGCCGTCGGCGAGAGCCCCAAGATTGACAGTGTTGTTGGTGGTGTCGACGATTCCAGATGGAGAAAGGTGAGCTGCGTTCTTCGAGATTTTTGTGACATCTGATTCAGCAGGGGTTTTGAGTGTGTTGGGTAGACCGATCTTTGAACCAATACCCAAAGACGCTTTGAGCCCACCGGCTGGGGCGTTTGTAATCGTCACACTGGTCAAAGTATCGAATGGCTTTGAACCGTATTTGTAGCGGAACTTGGTGTCGGCTACGGATTTGTTTCCTGCTGTTGATGTAAATGTGATATTTTCGGTCTGTGCTGCTCCGTTATAAGTTCCAGTCAGAGCAAACGTTGTAACCCCTTCATAGAGGTTAAGAGCACCGCCTGAGTCGTTCTTAATAATGATAGCTACATTGCGGCCAATGTCTGGGTTGGTGCTGGGAGTGATAGTGCCAGCGTAATTCGTGAAGGTGTCCAGAGCCTTGAGAAGAGCCCCATTTGTAGGATTTGAGGCAGCATCCGCATTCTCTGAATCGGTATTTGCAGACCCCTTGAGATCAGACACTGAAAAGCAGTGACGATCGGTTCCTGATGCGGTGAAAGTAGGAGCGGCAATCGTCCCCGCCGGAGTAGAGCCAGCTTTGTAGTAGAATTTTAGCTTCGTTACAGCGGGGTCACTAGTAGGAACGGACTCAATCAGATATCCAGTATCCACAGCTTGCGCCTTCACACTTGTGAAATAGCCAAGGCCAACACTGATAGCGTTGAAGGTATAGCCATTGGTAGGGTAACTGGTGTCAGCCGAAACAACACACTCGGCTTTCATCTCAGAACCAGCATTTTGCATGACAATGTTAGAAATCGTTAGACTCATACTCCTGAAGCTCCTTAATGCGCTGTTGACGCGCTAACCAAAAATTCTGATCCTCAAATGACAAATGCTTTAACCCTTCTCGTTCATCCACTTTAGGCGACAAAAATGGTGCGTGTGTTTGGATCATGTGCAGTGCGTGAACCATTGCATCAACGCGGTCCTTCTTGCTTTCTCCTGTTGCTTCGGGATCGAAATTCTTAATTTCGTTCAAAAGCTCTTTATTGTTTGTGCGAAACAAACCTTTCTCAATGAGATGAGAAACGGTCTTTGCTCGCATAAACTTGTCTTTAATCGCCTTGAGCGAAACCACTTGCACCGTTGGGAAATAACGCGTGCAAGCCTCAACGAGAGCTTGCTGGTACTGGTTGGATTCAACCCCTAGATAAGAACTCCGTTGCCGGCTCAGAATAGACTTTGCTTGTTCCAAAGTTTCAAAGAATCCCCACTGATCCGCGATTGTTTCTAAGTCGTAGATGAAACCATCCTCACCCATCCCAACCGTACAAAATGCCGTGTTGCAGGCCTTCGAACTCTTGCTGATTGCAGGATCACAGGCTGTGACAATTAAGCTCATTCGTGGCAGCGTGTCGTAACCTGTGATTTTCTCGTAATTGAAAACTAAGGTATCTTTTGAAATGGGCTTTTGCTGATAAAGAGAGTTCCAATCGTACGGACCGATCGTCTGTTTGATTTTCTGCAAAACAGGCAATGGGTAGGCTTCCGGCCAAAGAGGATTGCCCAGCTCATTGATGGCGGAGAGATTGATCACTTTCCAATTTTCATGGGCGTGCTCTTTGAGAAGCCATCCGATCAAATCGTCATCTCTCCATCGCGTACCGATCACAAAGATCGAACCACCCGGCATCAAACGAGTATAGGCGACTGACGTGTACCACTCTTTCAGCTTGCGACGCATGGTATCGGACTCGGCATCCTCTCGATTCTTGATTGGATCATCGATTAGAAATAGATGAGCGCCACGTCCAGTGATCGCGCCGCCAGCGCCGATCGAAAAGTAAGTCCCATCTTGATTCGTCGAGAATCGGTTAGCGGCTTGCGAATCACTTCTAATTTTTGATTCTGGAAAAATTTGTTGAAACAGCGGATCTTTAAACTGGTTTCTCACCTGACGACCAAAATCGTCAGAAAGCTCCTGTCCGTAAGTGGCTGTGATGATGTATTTGTTGGGATTTCTACCGAGATACCAAGCAGGGAAATAATTCGAGCAAAGCCACGACTTTCCGTGCCTAGGAGGGATTGTCAGTATAACCCTTTTAGCCTTTCCCGACTCAACTTCGTGCAGAAGTTTAGCAATCTTCACCAAATGAGCTGGCATTTGGTAATTTGGGTTGATCGTGCAGGCATAGGCCAAGAGGTTGTTTCGTGCTGCGTTTAAGATTTGCTCGGGAGTCACATACCCTCCTTCAGCATTTCTTCAGCCTGCTTGATCTTTTTAACCTGATCATCCCCAATTATGATATTGACGCTGTTCTTTGTTTCGGAACGCTCAATTTCAAGGCCGGCTAGCTTTAAATGGTGCTTAATTGCACTAAGCTGCACGGCGGGCTCTTCAGAGTAACGAAGCTCTTTTAAAATCTTCACAGAATCAGCGAGGCCACCAAAGATTTCATCTTGGGCAAGTTTCACCAAATCAGCATTTTCACATGCCTTGGCGATTTTCCTTGATCGTTCTGTGTGGTCTTTTTGCTTCACAGCCCGCCGTCATAGCATGAACATAAAAAACAACGAATATGGCATAGATATGGCGACGCATTTTTTTTATTTTTTAGACGATTTGACAAATGGAGGGTGTCTAGGCGGGTCAGTTTGGCGTTTTAACGATTTTTCGTTGATATGGCATGGTCTTAAAGAACTAAGATTTTCCGATGAGTTTTAGCCAAATATGAACTCTGTCGACTGTTGTAACCCACCTAGACCGGCTTGAGTGAGGGTGTGTTTTCATGAAGGGTAGGTGGGCAATCTCATGATGCCACCTCAATAGTGTTCTGGGGTGGTGCCCAAGATACTCCGCGAGCTCTTTCCAGCCTTTGATGTAGACTGACCGAAGCATTTTATTAGAAATGTGGTTTCTCATAATATTTTACTTCTCTACTTCTTCAGAGTTGTTTGAGTCATGCCATGCTTAGGTTTGTGTTACGCATACCATTTCTCTATTTGGTTATAGGCGGCTGTGATTTCTTCATCATTGATAAACTCTAGTAAGAGTTTATCAGCAAACGTATGATTTATTTCTTTCTCATCAGGAAAGGTTTTAGCGATCTCGTTAAGTTTCTGGATGACTTCTTCTTTGGTCATTTACATTTCATTTTTATTTTTAATTTATAAATAAATCAAATGCCATAAAACGCGTTTATACGCCGATTCAGCACTGTTTCTTTAAATTAATTTGTATTTTATAAATAAATTTTATCAAGAATTTTCAGGTAACACATAATACCCATCTTTATAATAGTCTGATGCTGGCCAGTATACAATTTGAGTTGCCGAAGGATCGCTTCCATTATATGGATTCGGTTTTTCACTATAAATAAATGTGCTTAAATAATAATTTACTATTTCCCCATCTTTTTTTGTTACAAAAATAGCAGGCGCAAGCTTTTTATTTTCTTTATTTTCTTTATAAAATTCCCAAGCTTTGCATGTGGAGTCAGCCCTGTAAACATTCCATTGACGATTGGACGTATCAACAATTCCACCCCATGGAGTCAAATGGTCGAAAATTATGATCTTGCGATGGTCATCACGTATCAATTTATCCCCTCTCTTCACTTCAATTCCATCTATAAAAAGCTTTAGTTTTAGTTCCGATTGCATAACAACTCCCTCATATCCGTGTATTATTCTTTTTAATGATAGCTGTGTCTGTTTATAATCCGTATTTTCTCTTAAAGAGTTCAATGGATCAGAGGCAAAGTGGTGAGCATAATTTTTTTCATTTATCCTCCATTCCTTAAGCATGCGACCCTATCCTTACTTTCCACCCTTCTTTAAAGGGATGTGGCACTTCTTCTGGATCCTGATGTCCTGTATTGTATAAACCAGAAACTAAAAGAGGTAAGCCGTAATTATCCAAACCGATTAGGTAAGGAGGGATCTCAGCTAGCCAGTCCTCATCCCCTCCATTCGTGCTGAGTTTCTGTAGTGCCTTAGGGGCGTCTTTGCATTCTACCCTCGTGTTCCATCGTTGGAGCGCTTCTATTTGTGTGTCTTCTACTGGCCCTCCAGCTCCACAGCTCTCGCACACAACCCAAAATCCCCAACCTTTTAAATCGCTGCCTCCTTTTAAATGATCCACTGCTCCACAAAACGGACACTGTTTCAGGGTGTTGGGGTTAGTCATTTTTCACCCACTCAGTATGGCCGACAAAAAAGCATGCTCGTTTAAACGGTTCAAACGCTCGATCAGGAATTCCATCGCTATCGTTACCCCAGTCGATCATCGCTTGTAATAAAGACTCGATCACTTTTCGCGCATCTTTTTCTGGCGCATACTTTGAGCAATTCCGATGGTGCTCTGTGAACAATGCATGCCCAAATCTAGCCCACCTTGCGCATATGCAAAGCTCTTCCTCCGGCCTAACGGTGTTTGCTGTTGAGCATCTTGCATAAATCACAGTCAACTTTTCTTGTTTCTCTTTCTCGACTCCCATGTAAGCGTCTAAATCTTCCTGAC